TGTTCAACGAAGCCGATACTGACTTCGCTGGTTCTTCTATCACTGCACACGCAGGTACCAACCCAGTCAGCGGTTCATACACAACTGGTGGCGGTATTGCTACTGGTGACGCAGAAAAGTTGGGCGACACTTATGCGTTCGGCGAAATGGCTTTCTCGATCGAGAAGACCACTGTTACTGCTAAGACACGTGCATTGAAAGCAGCTTACACTGTTGAACTTGCACAGGACTTGAAAGCAGTTCACGGTCTGGAAGCTGAAGGCGAATTGTCAAACATCCTGAGCCAGGAAATTTTGTTTGAAATCAACCGCGAAGTTATCCGTACCATGTATGCTGCTGCCAAGCCAGGTGCAGACACTGGTTCCACAACAACCTATGGTACCTTCGACCTAGACGTCGATGCCAACGGTCGCTGGTCAGTGGAACGCTTCAAAGGCCTGTTGTTCCAAATCGAACGCGATTGCAACAACATTGCACAACAAACACGTCGTGGTAAAGGTAACTTCATCGTTTGCTCAGCAGACGTTGCAAGTGCACTGAGCATGGCCGGTATCCTGGACTACACTCCAGCATTGTCCACCAACTTGAATGTTGACGACACTGGTAATACCTTCGCAGGTGTGTTGAACGGTAAGATCAAGGTTTACATTGATCCATACTCAGCTAACCTGAACGTAGCTAGCCAATTCTATGTGGTTGGTTACAAAGGTACAAGCCCATATGACGCAGGTATGTTCTATTGCCCATATGTTCCTTTGCAGATGGTTCGTGCAGTTGACCCTGCTACATTCCAGCCAAAGATTGGCTTCAAGACACGCTATGGTTTGGTTGCAAACCCATTCACTAGCTTGACTGCAGACAGCAATACTTACTACCGCCGTGTTAAGGTTACTAACCTGATGTAATCAAAACCCCGGTAAGAGGGTATTTTCAGGGGGACTTAGGTCCCCCTTTTTCATCTGATAAATAACTGAAACCCCCGAGGAATCAACCATGGCAGAAACAGCAGACATTAATACAGCGGCTACGCTAGCGGCTTCGGTATCACCGGTAGTCAGTTATCTTAAACCCAACAGTTTTAAGTTCCTGATTGCGCGTGCACCCAATGTTACCTATACTTGTCAGAGTGCCAACCTGCCACAGATAGCGCTGGGCACGGCCATACAGCCAACACCGTTTGTAGATATTCCACACCCTGGTGATAAAGTTCAGTTCGGTGAATTTACCATACGTTTCCTGATCAATGAAGACATGAGCAACTACATGGAATTGTATAATTGGATCAAATCAATTGGTGTGCCAAGTGCCGGCGATGATTGGAGCTCGGTAATGGAGAGTAGGGTGTCAGCTTTTTCAGGCGACAACTACAACAAGGTATTCAGTGACGGCCAATTGCTGGTGCTGGACAGCAACAACAATGTCACAACTGTGCTGGCATTCCAGGATATCTTTCCTATTTCAGTTGAGGGACTGGATTTTGATATTACCACCAGTGGCATGGAATACTTTGTGGGCGTTGCATCATTTCGATATAAATTATTTACAATCAAGCCATTGACAGTTTGACGTAGATCCGTTATAATACGGTTACATACGTTTCGGAGTATAACATGAAATTATCTGAGTTACAGGATGAATGGAAAAAAGATTGCATCATTGATGAGACCAATCTAGGCAAGGCTGCCGCTTCCACTCCCAAGCTACACGCTAAATATCTTAACCTGCTTACCAGCGCAAAATTGCAGCAACGCAAGGCAGAGTCGGATTACCTTAAACTGCGTCGCGTCAAATATCGTTACTTCCGCGGCGAACTCACTCGTGACGAACTGCAGAGTCTGGGCTGGATCCAGTATCAGGGAGTTAAACCCATTAAGAATGAGATGGATGAATTTCTGCAGACCGACGAAGATTTAATCACCTCACAGGATAAACTGGAATATCTTAGAACAGTATTATTTCAGCTAGAAAGCATTTTAAAGAGTCTAAATAGTCGTACCTGGGACATTAAAAATAGCATTGAATGGACCAAATTTACCAATGGCATGATGTAATGGCAGACATAACAATAAATTCCAAAGACAACGTACACTGTCGTGTACACTCCGCTGATGTGGGTATACTGCAGGAGATCAGCGACTTCTTTACCTTTGAGCAACCCGGCGCCCGGTTTATGCCCCAATTCCGTGCCAAGCTCTGGGATGGCAAGGTTCGTCTTTTTAATTTATTCACGCAAGAAATCTACGTGGGGCTGGTACCTTATATTAAACTCTTTGCCGAACAAAATCAATATACCTTCGAAGATCTGAGAACACCTTTGCCCGAACCCTACCTCGATGTAAAAGAGTTCATGAGTAATTTAAATCTGCGGGGTCATGGACAACCCATAGAGATTCGCGACTATCAGATTGATGCCATTGGTCATGCCATCTACAACCACCGTACCCTGTTGTTGAGTCCCACTGGCAGCGGCAAGAGTTTGATTATCTATGGCATCATGCGTCATCATTTAAATTGTAAACGTCGCATACTGATCATTGTTCCAACCACATCATTGGTTGAGCAGCTGGCAGCAGACTTTGCCGACTACAGCAGCGCCAATGGCTGGCAGACCTCAGAAAATGTGCATAAAATCTATGCTGGTGCCGACAAGACCGAACAATGGCCAATAACCATTTCAACCTGGCAAAGCCTGTACAAGTTACCTAAAAAGTTTTTTGAACAGTATGATGTGGTAATCGGCGATGAGGCTCACGGCTTCAAGGCCAATAGTTTAACTGGCATCCTGAATAAGATGCCACACTGTGCCTATCGCATTGGTACCACTGGTACCTTGGATGGATTGAAGACTCACAAGCTGGTGCTGGAAGGCGTATTTGGCGCAGTTCATCGGGTCACCACCACCAAACAATTAATAAAATCCAAACAACTGGCTGACTTAGACATCAACTGTGTAATCATGGAGTATCCCGAAGAGGTGCGCAAGGCAGTTCGAAGTCATACCTACCAAGAGGAAATGGATTTCCTGACACAGCACACTGGCAGAAATAAATTTATCCGAAACCTGGCTCTGGCACAGACCGGCAACACCCTGGTGCTGTTCCAATATGTTGAAAAACATGGCAAAGCATTGCATGCCCAGATTGCAGAAAAAGCAGCCGATGGGCGGCGCATATTTTTTGTCTATGGCGGCACTGATACCGACCAGCGCGAACAGGTACGTCACATTACTGAGAAAGAAGCCGACGCCATCATCGTGGCCAGCTACGGCACATTTTCCACAGGTATAAATATACGGAACCTGCATAATATTATATTTGCCAGTCCCAGCAAAAGTCGTATTAGAAACCTGCAGAGTATTGGACGTGGATTACGCACCAGTGATACCAAGGATCGCTGCAAGTTATTTGACATTGGTGACGACCTGAGTTACAAGAGCAAAAAGAATTTTACTCTGCTACACATGGCTGAACGTATTAGAATTTATAACGACGAAAATTTTGAATATAAAATTGTAAAGGTACAGATATCATGAACTACAAAGCAATAAAATTAAAAAACGGTGAGCTCATGGCCTGTATGTCTGACGAAGATATTACCATGGCTTCGGCTCGTTTGAATGCAGTAATTGCTGTCAAGAGTCCAGTGGTGTTTAACAGTTTTAAATTCTTGGACGAGGGTGGTGAATTGGTGGAAACCATATCCATGATGCCCCTGCTTCCCATCACTGATTCCGAAATCATTGACATCAGTACCGATCATATTTTTAGCATTGCCAACATGAGACCGCAGGCAGCAGAAAGATATACTCAATTCCTGGAACACCTGGTAAAGGTCAAGGAAGAAGAAGATTTGGAGGACTTGGAAGAAGCCAATCAAGCTGCATCTGAAGAAGTGGAAATGGATGAAACTAACGTGATTGACATGAATAAATTCACGACTAAGATAATTCATTAACTGGGTACACACCCAGTATAGTAGGTTCGTCAATAGATGTCAATGGTATTGACACCAAACAGTAAATTATATATACTAGGAATATTATGGAAACAACTCAAACAACTCCCACCAAACCGGTCAAAGCCAAGGCCAATCACTACATTGATAATGAACAATTTCTGGCGGCACTGCTAGAACACCGAGCCAATGTTCTTTTATCCAAGGAAAATGATACGCCGGCGCCGCGCATCAGCAATTACCTGGGAGATTGTTTTATCAAAATTGCCAAGCACCTGAGCTACAAATCGAACTTCATTAACTACAGTTATAAAGACGAAATGATTTCAGATGCCATTGAAAATTGTCTGGCAGTGGTGAACAACTTTGATCCAGCCAAGAGCAAGAACCCATTTGCCTACTTTACTCAGATTACCTTTTTTGCCTTTGTGCGACGCATTCAGAAAGAAAAGAAACAACTGCAGACCAAATATCGCTACATTGATCAGCTGGACATTACCGAAATACTGACACAGGATCATGACAGCGGTGAATTCCACAATCAATTTCTGGACTACCTCAAGAGTCAGGTCGACGGCTATGAGTTTGAAAAAGTGGTTAGTCCAGCCACCAAAGCGGCTCTTAAAAAGAAAAAGAAAGAAGAACCCACTATTGACTCTGAGCCAGAGTTATAATATACTATCTGTATTATTTTACATGGAGATGTGATGAAAATTCGTTACTCAGAAATTTTTTATAGTTTTCAAGGCGAGGCAGAGATGGCAGGCAAGCCATCGGTCTGGCTCAGATTTTTTGGCTGTAACCTGGAGTGCAATGGTTTTGGTCAGACAGACCCTACCAATCCCAGCACCTATGTTCTGCCCTATCAAAGCTTTGATGTAGACAGTATTAAAAAGATCGAAGATCTGCCGGTTTGGAAATATGGTTGTGACTCCAGCTACTCCTGGAGTGCCAAATATAAAAACCTGGCCAAGGATGCTGATGTTGCTGGGATCTGTGACTTGCTTGTAGATCAGATGCGACATCCCAGCAACCCCGAAGGCCTGTTCCTGCATCCAGTTACTGGTCAGGATACTCAGCTTTGCTTTACCGGTGGCGAGCCCATGATGTGGCAAAAGGCCATGGTTGCCATCATGCAAGAACTCAATCGTCGTGGCAATGCTCCCAAGACAGTTACTGTGGAAACCAATGCCACCAAGACGATTACCCCGGAGCTGTTAAACTATATCAACGATGAATTTGTTGAATATGGTATGAGTCGCTGGCACTGGTCCATGAGCCCCAAGTTGTTTACAGTATCTGGTGAAAAAGATGCAGTCATTGACGATGTTATTTTTAGCTATGTAAAAGAAACTGCTGCCAGTTCTATTCTCAAGTTTGTCTGCAATGGCACCGCAGAATGCTGGACCGAGTTGGAAGATCATGTGAACCGAATTCAACGCCAGTTGCATGAAGATGAATATTGGCCTCCCGAAGTCTGGATCATGCCCGTGGGTGCCACCAAAGATCAACAAGAAGATGTTCAGGTCGCTGATATTGCCATGGAAGCAATGAAGCGTGGGTATAATGTGGCTACAAGGAATCACTGCTATGTCTTCGGCAACGTCATTGGTAAATAAAACCTGGTCGGTTTATCTGGAAACCGATCCCAAGACCGGCGATCTAATTCTCCCACTCACCGATGAAATGACTGCGGGTCTGGGCTGGGAGCTTGGCGACACCTTGGAATGGATTGACAATAAAAACGGCACATGGACCATTAAAAAGAAGGTCAATCCATTGACACTGATTAAAAAATATATTATCATACTAGGTAACAAATTGTCAAGGAACAAACATGGTGTATAACAAGGTATATGAAAGTCA